AATCTGTTTGCCATTCAGGGTGAGCAGGTCGAACGGCTTGGCGGCAGGATCAAGGCCAACTTGCTTGCAGCGGAACAGGTAGTAATCCCGCTTCTGACCTTCTGACAGACCGGACAGATCGCCGCGCAGAACGATTGAATCTTGAATCTTAGGGTCTAGGATTGCCGTGTTGCTGGCAATGGATATTACGTTTTCCATGATAGCCTCTCGTGATTAGGAACCGGATAATTACTTCACTAGGAACCGGCGTGAGCCGGGTTGTTCTACTACAAACTTATCAAATATATCTGGCATTGCGTTTTTAAACAACTCCTGCGAAAACCGTTTACTTGTTTTTGATGTTTTCCAGGTTGCCAGCACAGTGCCATCAACACTGACCAACTGGCCTGACTCCATCATATATCCCTGAATACGCTTTTGCAGGGTGGCTTCATCCTTCTCCAGTGCGCTGATTTGCGCCTTGATTGCTGCCAGCCGCATACAGTCATGCTCTAGCTCTTGGGTGGCAATCAGGTTGGTGCCATTGTCCTGCCGATACACCAGCTTGGCGGCATCACCCATCGTATCGGGGTCAAAGCTACGTGCCTGGATTCGCCCCCAGAACTCAGCCATTTCCTTGATATGGATGCCCATCATGTCGGGGCTGAACGTCTGCGGGTAGCCTACGATCTCCTGACCACCAAAGCAGACCACCAGCACCACAGACTCGATCTGATGCACGGTGGCCTCATGCAAGCACTGGACACGGTAACCAATATCTATCTGGTCAGTGCCATCGTCACCATACTTCTTACGTTGGTGAACGCCCAGGTTCTTGACCTCATACAGCGTCTTACCATCTGCGCTGATGTAATCGAAGTGGCTTGCAAGGAATGACTCTCGCGGGTGGTATAGCGCATAGTCTGCATCCTTGAACTCAATGCGATTGCGCCTGGCATACTCGCGCATGATCGGCTCCTGCATCACCAAGCCCATCTGCACGGCCTCATTGTCGCTCAGATCATCCATTTCCTTCAGGCCGATCTTCTCAGCGTAGACCTCGCCACCTCTGCCTTCTACAAAGCGGCGAGCGTCACCAGACCATAGTGCCTTGTTCCTGACTTCAGGGGTAAAGTCGCTCATAGGGGTGCCCTCTCTATATCGTTAAGATTGATTGCTGCTTTAGGCTTTCTTACCAGCCTTTTTTTGTCTTTCCCTGCTCCAGTAGGTAGTGTTTTTCTTGGTGTAGGTACGCTTACCTTTTGCAGGCTTTCCAGGCTTGGGAACGGCCAGGATTCGGGTAACACGGTCATCATCGGAAACTCGCTTGATAGTTAGGAATAGTGCAACAACAATAAATACAATAACACAAACAACCATAAGCATGTCAACTGTTTCCATCATGTTCTCCAGATAAAGTTACGCGGTTGAGTTACCTGTGTTTTTAATCCACAGCAGTCGCACTTTCTGACCAGCCACGCTACCGGTTGGTCATTGATCTTGCCGCCTCTGATGCCAGCGCAGCGTAAGCATATTGCTTTGTATTCTGTGCCTGCTTTCATTTCCACCTCCAGCACTTCATCTTGCCATCTTCCATGACAAATACGGTCATAGCTCCATCAACGTCCGGTAGTCGGCAGCTAGAGACAATACTTGCTTCACTGGCCGCTACCTTGTCCTGATCTGCAATCGCATGAAACGACCACAGCCCCCAGGCAGATATGACGGTAATAGTTCCCCCTAAGAAACCAGCTATTAAATGGTTCCGTATCTTCTGCTTGGTCACGACAATATGCTCTTGCATAACTCCCCCTAGTTAGGACTGCGGGTTTAAAAAAATCTATCTCTCAACATCATCGCCAGTGTTCCGCCAACAAACACGGCTTACTACCTTTAACACGGTACTCGTAGATACTGTTATCAGAAATCTTTGAGTATCTCTCAATCATACCTTTGCTGATTAGCCTACGAAGATTCCCATACACCTGGCGCTTATTGATCCCTGCTGCTTTGGCTATGTCCTCGGCCTTCCTCTTACCGGCCTTAACTGCTTCGTAAACCGCGTCTTGTGTTCCTGTTTTCATATTGACCTCATGCTTTGCATAACAACCTCACCCGCCGTATATGGCAGGGTGCCGCAAAAAGCGGGAAGCTCTCGTTTATCGCATTGCTATCAGCTAACAACTGCTGACCAGAGTTTGCGCTCGCCCGATGATGCAGCCCACATCAAGGAACGACATGCCCTGTTCGCCGCGTTTATCCGCATTGGTCGCTTCAACCTTTGCGAGGGGTGGGTTATGCCCCCGTTGCGCTACAGCTAGGAAAAAGAAAAACCCTTACGACTGGGTTCCAGGCTTCGACGGAAGTGAGCGTGATACGGTAACGCTCTCGACAACCGAAACCCATGCGTAAGGGTTTTCCGTATCATTCATTTCACGCTTCCGGCGCGGCCTGTCTTTTCCACAAGCAAAACCATTGTGCTATTGGTTTAACCTACTGTCAACTAGAAATTATGGCCTCGGTTCTGCGCGGGTGCCGGCTTCCTTTGCGCAGGGTTTAGCTCGAACATATCGTAGGGGAAGGCACTGGTGCGTTGCTCACCCTCATCCCAAAAGACCATGACATGATTATCCGTAGCCAGCCAGCAGCCCCAGGATACCTGCCCACCACTGGTTGACGCGTAAAGCCTGAGACCCTCGCGGCACTGACCCTTGAACGTCAGCATAACGATGGTGCCACCGGCTTTATTGGGTGCCCTGGCAATCCATTCAGTTTGCGCGTAAGCAGGGGCAGATACAAAGAGAGCACCAACAATAATGCTATTTATTAGCTTCATGTTTCACCTCATAGTTAGGAAACTTCATTGAACGCAGTCTGTTCTGTTTCAGCCATTCCCTACAAGCCTCAGGGGTATTCAATCCTTTGGCCTTAGCACCCGCGTTAGCCTGGCGGCGATAGAACTCGGAGTAGTGCATCATGCACAAATTTATGCGTCTACCTGATGCAATGACGCTAGTGGCTGCGGGGCTGGTGCAATCGGGCCAGCCGCAGGAGTGGGAGGGAGGGGCCATAGACTCAGACATTGACCATCCACAGGGGCAGCTTCGGTCATAGGGGCCGATCTTCTGATAGCAAGCAGGGCATTTTATCTGCATAGGGTTCCTTTAATGGGCCGCTGTTGCATCGGCAGGGCCTCGGACATAGGCGCGTATAGGCGCGTACGTACGGACTGCCCAAACCGATATTTTTATGACGCTGAAACTATGTTAGCATTTACTTACAACATAATAACAAATAGACAGGCAAGCACCAGGACTGCCAACAGCGCGTCAATAAGTCTGCTGCGCCTCTTGGGTTTCAATCCATCATAACGGTCTAGCTGTCTTTTGAACCGATAATGATTGGGATCGTGGTTATACAATTTACCTATTTCCACAGCGCCTCCCTTGCGTCCTTGATGCAGTCGTCCACTTCATTGATAAGGTTGAGTAGTCCAGGGTAATCGGCAGGCATTAGGCGCTCTACTTGGTTAAGTAGCTCGTCCACCTTGTCGCATAGGGCGACGGTCTTATCCCTCAGATTGTCTATCCTTTGTTCCATGATTTCCTCATATTGAAATATACAGGGCAAAAAGAATCCAGGCGCCGAACAAGGCTCCGGCAGCTAAGTGGGCGAGAGTTTCGAGAAAGTATTTCATTGTTGCGCCTCACTGCGGCTTTTTAATGCGCTTTCCATGCCGTTTTTTATGAATTCTAAAAAGTATTTATCAAATTCATCAAAGGTTTCTGGGATACACTTTTTCCAATGCACCCTTTCTTTATGTACTTTTTCCTGTATATCTTCAAGGTCAAGATAGCCGCAGGCTATATCTTCCAAAATGTAATTAGCAGCATGTTCGGCTTCCTCTTTTTCGTAATCATAGGTGCCGGTAAAATCGGTGGTTAGCATTTTATTCCCTCTTGGTTAGGATGGCGCAATACGCGCCACAATGCGCCCGTTGCCAGGCGCATCATGTCGGGCATTAGGCTACAGCTTCCAGCGGCTTAGAAAGGCCCCAATTAACGTGCAGATCAGTGGGCGCAGGACTATAAACGTCTGCCTTGTTGATACGCAAGGGCATGATAATGCCAATAAAATCAGGACTATTTGCCTGATAAAGCGAAGTTGAGCTGCCGTTGTGCAGCAAGGAAAGGCCGGAATAACCGCTGATACCAACAGTAGCGGCAGCGCAGTCACGGATTGCAACAAGGTAATCGGGGTTAAATTGTGCAATCTCGCCGGAAGTTTTCGACGGGATAACCCTACGCCAGTCTGGAAACTTGCCATCAACAAAGGAAAATACGGTGCCGGTGCCGCAATAGTCTATTTTAGCCTTTGCCCCATCGGTTTCCAGTTCTGCAAATTCCAAGACGGTACGCCCTGCTTTTTGCAACTTGATGTTAAGAATAACGTCGCGCGGGATAATCCATTGACCGATTGGATCGGCTTCCTGGCGCGACTCGCGGATTGTCACCAATTTGTGCCCGTCAGTGGCGACATAAAACCGCCCGGCATCCGTTACTTCAACCAGTACGCCGTTCAGGTAGTAACGAACGTCAGCCTTAGGTGCAATGTATTTTGCTAGTGCGTTAATTGTCTTGAGATTAACTTGCATGGTGCCCTCACTATTAGGATGATGCAGGATTGCATCGTATAGGGTACCGGTTGATACCCTATGCGCTACAATCAGGCAGCTATACTATCTACTTGTTCATCTGTGTCTGTCAACCAGTCCATTGCTGCCTGAGCTTTAGCTGAGGCGCTCAGAATAAACTTTTTATCGTTCCTGAGCGCCTTTAGCCATGATTCAAGGTATCCGGCATGGCGCAAGTCCCCATCAATGCCAAGTTTGCAGCAAAGCATCGCTGCGCCTAATTCAGCGACCAATTCCTCGTAAGCGTAATCGGCACTGCCGAATTTGGCTGGCGTGATTCTGTCCAGGCGTGATTTATGCCCAGTAGCATGGACTGATTCGTGCAAGAGGGTAGCGTGATACTGCGCTGCGCCATTGAATGCTGCCATAGGTGGCATAACGATTGCATCGGTAGAGGGCCGGTAATAGGCTCGATCACCGGCATGGGTTAATCCGCCGGAAAGGGATAACCTATCAACCAGCGCCATTACCGCCGGTGACTGGTCAAACTCTG